AAAAAACATAGACGAAGCTTATTTGCTTAAGCAGTTTGAGATGGACAGAGCACTGCTTGTAGACCTCATTGACCAGACACGAGAGGAAGTTAAAGAAGATGAGTGACTTTCAAAAATTACGTAGGGAAATGAAGGCCGCAACTCGTGCTCGTGAAGCACAAATGAGTAGGAAAAACAGAGCGACTATTGCTCCTGCCAAAGCGGTAAGAGCAGTAGCAAGTAATATTACAGAGGACTTTAAGGCAGGTCGAGATAAATACCAAGCCTCTCAGGAAGAGTTGTTTAGACCTAGAGAATCCTTGTTTTCTGGAGAAACAGCAGCAGACATTGGTTATGGTACGCTTAATGAGTTAGCTGGTATGACACAGATGGCTACTTCTCCTATTACTGGCGCTCTTCGCTCAGTACTCCCTATGGAAACTATAGGCAGCGCGGTTTCTTCTGTGACTCCTGATAGAGTAAAACAACTTGCTGAAGACTACCCTAGACAAGCACAAGCTCTTGGAAACATTGCAGAGATTGCTTTACCAAAGGTAGGACTAGAGCTAGGAAAAACAGGGTTAACAAACCTAGCTATGAATACGCCTACGGAAATACCCGGTTTTTACTCTCCTGTGGGACCAGTAGGACAAGCATACGCAGCCGCTAAAGTGGCAGTACCGCAGGTGGGGAGAGTTTTAAACCAAATGGTAAACCCTAACGAGATTGCCAGAACAAGACAAGTCGGAGCAGGAAAAGGCCGTAGAGATGAGTACGTCACTAGGACGCTCGAAGGCGACGTAAACAAGACAAGAGGAACTGCTTTAGCCTCTGGTTTTATGGATACTCAAACTCGAAACATGACCGATCGTCCAGATTCTGTCTTTGGGCAGTCCCGTGAAATGCAGAAGTACACTCAGGACTTCTTTGATCTTTCAGACACAAACAGAATAAAACAGAACTTAACCACTACGTCTAACGTCCCTGAGATTATTCTTGATAGGGCTGTAAACCACCTAAAGGCAATACACGGCGTTAGTGACGCACCCGGAGCCACCTCTTTAGTAGTAAGACGTAGAGGTTCAGGAGAAGGGCTACAGGGTGAAGCAAGAGGTACTGCTACTACAGCTAACAACATGCTTAAGTTTTTGAGAGGAACAGGCGGTGTCTACAGCCAAATAGAGAAGGTGTTTCCTGACCTTTCAAAACAAGAACAACTAAGTAGGCTTGGGGGCATCGCCAACGCTGCTGACAGAAACGCAATGATAAAAGCGTCAGGAGACAACTTAGGTCCTTTTACAATAAAAAATAAAGACGGTAGTTTTAAAGGCTCTTCATTTCTTGTTTCTCAGTACCTAAGAGCAAAGCAGAAGCCAAAAGGAAAACTAACAAACGCAGACAAAGAACTAGTCAAGTACTTTGATAGCGCAAAAGACATGAAAGTAAACGAAGTTTCTGACGGTGTTTATGCTATGTCTAGTAGCCACAGGTCTACTGCTCAGGACTTGGGCGGTATGAATGATTTCATTGCTGTAGATACTAACGCAAATAAGGTATACAGCATGACTTCTGACGGACACGACATGATGGGAATGGGTTTCCCTGAAGGCAACGATCTTATTAACGTACTACCTATTGAAGTCTTCGGTCTTGGCTCAGGTAAATCACAGAGAGTTAAGAAGCAAGAAGTAGTAGGAGACCCTGACATTTCAGATATCGAAAGGCTTACCGGTGTTGAGGCTAAACGTGGGCCTCAGGGTGGAATGCTTGAGTCAGGCTCTCAGTACCAAGCAAGGGCAGTACGTGACGTAAAAGCCATGAGAACCCCTGAAGACGTAAGAGAGGCTGCTACTAATATCGGTCGTATGGGAATGTTTGGCGCTGCTTTAGCCCCAGAAGAAGAAAAGGGGCGCTAAGGCCCCTGTAGTTTACAACTCGCAGTTATTGCCCGTACAAGCTAACTGCTGAGACCCTTCTGTCATGTCGGAGTTCTCAGAGATGTTCCAATCAATAGTCTCTGGGAATTCCTCTTTAAGCTTCTTATAGGTCTCTAAGTCTATGGGTTCGTAAGGAGCCTGTTGGTACGTGTGTTCGGAATAAGGGAGGAACGATACTCCACTAATCTTGTCGAACTTGTTGTACAACCACTGGCCTACCTCAAGGAATTCATCATCACGGTAGTAGCATGTCATGGACGGCTTATGCTCACACCAAAAGTCCTGATAAATCTCCCATAGCTCAAGTTGTTCCATTGCACCCATCTCAGAGGCCACCACAGCCCCGTCAGGGGATTTTATAGGGAAGCTGAATACCTTAGTAGTGGGTGACATTACGTCGTCCTCTACAGGGATTCTTGCTGCCTCTAAGACTTCACAGAGTGGGTCTCTGGCGTCCGCTCTAACTCGTCTAATATACTGATCTGAGTATCTAGGGTGGATGCCAGACGCAGAATCCACCAACTGACTAACAGTGCCGGAAGGCTTAACAGCAGTAATGGCAGTGCTAATGTTAATGCCAAGACGGTTAGCCCATTCTGCGTTAGTTTTAATAGCCTCTTCTTTAAGCTCAGTAAGCCACGTTTTGAGTACACCTTTATCTCTCCTTCCTGATAGGGTTGGATGATCCATGATCCCTGTTAACGACACACCCAGTAGTGCTTCTTCCTCTGTGTTCTTCTGCCATACCTTACGTAGGTAGCGGAAGTCAGTTAGGGTAGCCTGTAGAGTTCCAAGGATAGACGCAGTACGTACTTTTCGTTTGAGGTCTGAGAGTGTATCCTCTGCCCTGACAACAACTTCTGATAGATTGCAGAATTGGTTAGGCCGTAAGATGATTTCGCTACATGGATTAGTTCCAAAATCATAGGAAGCATCTCGTCGCTCGTTCTTTGCAGCTTGCTTTTGACTTGCGACTCTAGAGAACATACCTCGCTCTCCTGAACGGGACTCGTATAAACTTTTCCACTCATTTAAAAATGCCTCGAAGTCTGGCTTCTCTGTATAGCAAGCGCTGTTGTTTGCTAGTCCGCGTTGAGGATTATCTTGCCACCACTGGCCTGACTTGCATCTTCGGAGTCTATCGTCAGTGAGGTTAGACAGACTGATGAGAGCGGACCTGCGTACACCTCCGACGACGACGATCTGTGCAATCTTACAGCAGATATCATGACATTCGATGGAGCTAAGTTTACGTCCAGCAGCCTCCCGAAAGACGCTGACTGTGAAGTTGAACAAATCGACAAGAGGCTCTGGACCAGATGCTCTACCTCCGAAGGTCTTAAGGGTTGCCCCTGCAAGTCGTACTCCAGACACGTCCCATTTTGGAAGTTGGCCTGAATACAGCAAGCTAATAAGTTCCCTGTAAGCTTTAGCCCATCCAATTTTGCTGTCGGCGACATGTATAACTGTATCGGTATCATGGAATTCCTCTGCTACTTCAGGTAGCTTGCTAACGTATTGTCGTTCAACAGAGTAGCCTACTCCAGTGCCGCACATAAGTACGTACATCATCTCGTCAAACGCTTTAGGGTGGTCAATAGGTAGGTAGCTACAGTTGAAGCCAGCTACGTTGTCACGGTCAAGAGCCTCACCCGCAGTCATCAATGCTCGCATAGACGGCATTACGTTCATGTCGTGGATGTCTGCAAAGATACCATTGGCTTCTTCAAGTGTTAACCTACCCTTCTCAATCCAGAAGTTTAGGTAACGGTCAATTGTTTCTTCCCAAGTCTCACGTCGCTGCTCCTCTGGTAGGTAACGAGCGTAGCGTGACTTGTGTATGTACTGTTGATATGCGTCCATTAATTCATTTCCTTGATTAGTCGTTCAATATACCAGCGACACTTACGTAAGTCCTCTACTGGTTTTCCTTTGTAGTCATATCGCCAGAGGTACTTCAGTGCGTTACCCTTAAGATAGCCTCTAAAATCGTTTTCAGGCATGGACGCTTTGATAGCTTCGATAGCTTCTATTGCTCCGTTGTTGTAGTGGTCAGGTTGCTCTACAGGGACTGGTGTTTTCCTAATAGACAACTTACTCAACGCACTCGCATAGTCCCACTCTTGTGGAGTCGCTTCGTTAATACTCATTTACTTCCTCCTCTAGCTCTTGTTCAAACACATCCAGTCTGTTGATTAGTTTGTCCTCAAACCTGTCCAGAATCTGTTCTGAGGTTATCTGTAGGGCCTCCAGTAG